AGTCGGTTACAGTGGGGTCACTGGGAAGACCGAGTCGAGGAGGTCCTGACTCCGATCATTATCGCTGCGGCTCGTGAACAGGGGATAAAGTAATGGAATGGGAAGGAGTAACTTATGATGACCGCCATGGAGGCCCTTTTGATCGCGGATCGGCTGATTCGTATTATCGTCGTGGTCCTGATCCTCACTTTTATATTGGGTCAACTTATCAAAGTGATCGCGTAGATGAAGGTGAAATGAGTGTAGATGAAATTAAAGCATATTATGCTGGCTACATGTATAATGAAAAAGAAGGTGATAAAAAGGAATATTAAATGTATGATCTTCAAGATGAGATTGAAAAAGATTTCAATCAATGGGTGAAAGATAACAATTTGTTTGACATCCAAAAGCAAGCTCTACTAAATGCTTATGCCTATGAAAAAGGCTGGGCCCAATCCTCTGACTCTGGAATGGAAATTGTAGATGAGTTGGACAACTAAACTATATGAAAAAGCAGCAGCTTTTCATAGCATTTCCGTTGAAGAATTGCAAGAGCGATTAGTAAACGGAGAAGCACTCATCCATAAATATTATGTAGGTATTTATGGAAAGGACTTTATCTAATGTTTACTATTGAAACTGACATGGATGAAACTGCTATCACAATTATGGATGATACAGGAGAGCTTGAAGATGTTCAGGCTCTTTTGTACGATGACTATTGTCATATCAGACAATGGAATGAAAAGACTAAACTATTTGATGTAGTTACCTTAAAAGCTGAGATGTATTTAAAGCTAATGGAAGCTTGGAAGCTTGGTGATGGCACATATGTCTTAGAGAAAAAAAACGTAAGTGTTTGATTTTAAACGAAACAAAAAGGTGTACAATCGGTTTAAACTATGGTAGATTGGTTCTAGAAATTATGGAGGTCTACATGGATTTAATTACTACACTGACTATCAGCGAACGTTTAGCTAACATTCAATTACAAGCCAACAATATGGCTTGGTCTAAGGAACGCTTGCTTCTTGAAATCGGTCAGCTTAAACTTGACCTTGAGGCGGAGGCTGAAAAAGCCGAAGCCGAATTTATCCGTGAAAATGCTGTCGAAATCTGCGCAGCAATCAACGCCGCTTAAGGAGATATATTATGGAATATGCAACTACTCAATCAGAACGTCTTGCTTTGATCAAGAAAGTCGCTAACCGCCGCAAAAAACTTGCAGCGGTCAAATCTAAAACTCGCAAGATACGAGCTCCTAAAGTTGATCGTTCTTTTATGGACATCCCTAAAGAGTCTAACATGTATCAGTGGACTGATGCATCTAAATACGCCAAAGAATATTATGGCGAAACCATGTATGAAACTACAAGGTTTGACAATGACTGGGATTAATCCAGAAATTCGTAATAGGATTCGTCTTTCCGTTGCAGCTTATGCTTATGAAATGGAAGACAATCCTATTATGGGCGATCATGAGTTTGATGAATTATCCAAGACTATTAATCCTGCTGAAAAAACTGGCAATAGAAAAATGGATAATTTTTTCAGAAAACATTTTAATCCTGACACCGGTATGTGGATCCGCCTTCATCCTGAAAGGCAAAAAATAAAATGGATTTATGATACATACTACAAAAATAATGGTGTACAATCTTAACGCACTGTGGTAGAATAATGGTTATGAAAACTATACACTATGTAGGAATGGATTACGATACTTATCAGCGTGCTAGACGTGTATTCGGTGGTCCAGCCTATTACCACAGGTGGATGGATGATCGTGTCTGGACTGAGGTTGCAGATAGCGACACTGTTGTAATTGGTGATCCAACTCATAGACAATATGTATGGGATGCCTCTGCCGTACCAAGAGAGTACACAGAATGAGGCATGATCTTCTTTGGCGATATGTCCACATTGGACTACTCGTTGCAATAGTAGTAATCCCTTTAGTTCTAATAGGAGTTATGTTATGAATATTTTCCCTGCTAGTCTTATCAACACTCAAAATCATTGGATGGTTGGTACTGAATGGCCTTTTGCTAAAGGCACTGTTACTATGCATGACGAAGGCTTTAGTTGTACATGTCAAAAGAAACCACGTAAAGCATGTAGTCACATTAGAAATGTAAAGCTAAGAATATATGGAGTGTACCAATGAGTATGCATATGATTCGTGGTGTGCAAGTCCACGGTAAATCAAAAATTAAACGTAAACCTGGTTGGAAAAAAGCTCAACAAGAGCATGAAGAATTTCTAAAGAAAATGGGTGTGACTGGCAAAAAATCTAATTATCGAGCTCCTATGCCTGATTATAGTTCAAATCGTCAGTCACTTCCAACTTCAGATGTTATATGCGGCAACGGCACAAAACGTGACGCTCAAAAATATACAGGTGATGAGATTGCTGGTATTGTTGTTACACACAAATCTAATCTTATGCCTGTTCGTAAAGACAATAAAAAAGCATTTGTTGATGCTGCTCAAATGCGGAGAAATTAATGATAGATTGGAATATATTTCACGATAGAGGATATGTTATTTCTGACAAATTATTTAACGAAGAGGACATTACATCTCTCAATGAAATGGCTAGTAAATTAGACCCTTCTATTGGTCAATCAAAACAAGGATGGTATAATTACTTACGTTTGCATGAAGAACGTGACAACGGAGTTAATATATTAAATGATATTGAATGGTCATATTTCTGGTCTCATACACCTTTAGATAATCCAATTATCAATGAAAAAATTTTACCAGTGTTATCTGAGATCTGTGATCTAGCTTTTGATGGATGGGATTGGGGATGGCAAGATACAAATCGATATATTGTTCAAAATTATCCTCATGATGAGTCTCAAGCAGGAGTTCATCCTCATTTTGATGCTCCATACATTTGGCCTCAAATGCCAGAAAAACAGATGGCAAAAGAATTACAAGAAGGAATCTTAAGTGTCACCTTTATTGTTCCATTAATGAACTTTACTGTGGAAACTGGTGCTACAGGTGTAGTGCCAGGGACTCATAAATTTATTTGGGATACCGCTAAATGGAATGATGCTAAAGATTATACCACACAATTTTTTAAAGATAACTATGTACAACCAGAAGTAGAAATAGGTAGAGTTGCGTGTTTTTATGGAAATATTTTACATAGTGTTATGCCAAACCAATCTGATATGATTAGGCGTGGAATAATTTATCGAGGCATAAGACAAGATGCACTTGATGAAATGAAAAAGTATGAATTAGGATAAGGAGATACGAATGTATAAAGAAGATATTGTAGCACATCTTGTACGTAAAACTGCTACCATCACTTTTGATAAAAAAGATGGCACTGAACGAGTTATGAAGTGCACTCTAATGAAAAGCCTGTTGCCTGAACAAATGGACATTGAGGAAAAAATGGACGGCGATCGTGTAGCCGGTAATCCAAATGTACTAGCAGTATGGGATCTTGAAAAAAACGATTGGCGTAGTTTTAGAATTGATAGTGTCAAAGAAATGGTTTTTCACGACGTATAAATAGTGGTATTATTACCGGAGAAAAGCATGGAAAATGAATTCGATTCAAACGGATATGGAATTTTAATTCGTACTGAAGATTCAGACGATCTTATTGCTTTGCGTGATGCTAGACCTCCTGGTCAAGAGGTATTTAATCCTGCAGTTACTGCAATTAAAGATATGTTTTGGCGTAAATTTGGAAAAATTTGGATAGATGATAATCCTCATCCTTTTTATGTTACAGTAGATGATGGTATACCAACGCCAGATGGCAAAGATATAGTAGAATATTTTAATAGTGACACTATTACTCTATGGGAATATAGACAAAATAAATGGATGACTTTCCATATAACACAAGTCGCTCAAACAAAAACAGGTAGTAAATAATGGATATAGCAATACCTTTTTTCATTTGGATTACAATGCTAATATGTTGGCTTATTGGCCGGCGGTCAAGTCAAAACGAAATAATTGAAACAACTATTAATGTTTTAATTTCTAAAGGATACTTGAAGGCAAGCATTGATGAAGATGGTGAAATAATTTTAGAAAAATTGAAATAAATGGTTTACTTTTCATTTAAACTGTGGTAGAATATACTATATGTAATGATGGAGGAAGCCAATGGCTATTCGTAAAAAGCGTAAACCTATGTCACCTGAACAACGCGCCGCGGCTGGTGAAAGATTAAGAAAAGCCCGCGAAAAACGTATGAAGGAGAATCCACCTAAGTATAAAAACATTCATCCTAGCGTCCTTGCACGTTCTGAGGAGGATCCATTTTATTTCCGTAAAATTCAAGAGTGGATTAAAATCCAAAAAGAAGAACTAGCTATTGCTCGTAGCATGCTTCGTAGAAAAGAAAAAGGAGCAGAGGCTAAAGTAGCTAGCCATCAAGCTTATATTCGTAATCTTGAAACATATCTAAGAACTGGTACTTACCAAGATATGTTTTATGGAGAAAGACAGCAAAATAAGATTAGGTACGTCTGTCACACTCCAGCGTTTCACCCGGATGGAACACAAAAATTTTCATATGGTGTCTTCTATCCTAGTCTAGGAGTTACCTATACAGGCCTAGAGGAAGAGAATGCTTGAAGCAGAATTTATGAATAAATCAAAATTTAGTAAAATAGTAGAAAAGCAGGTTATGGATAAAAAACTCGACTACATTGAAGCTGTAGTCGAGGCCTGCAAAGCCACAAACATCGATCCAGAAGATGTAAAGAAATTCATCTCTCCTGTTATTAAGGAGAAGATTGAAGCAGAGGCAATGCGATTAAATTATTTGCCTCGTCAAAATACTTTGTTTTTTGAATAAATAATCATGTACATTTCAGAAAATATAGTGTATAATATTTCAGTAACATTTCAGACATACGGAGAATACAATCATGTCTTTTGCAAACCTTAAACGTAATAAAAATAAAATTGACCAGTTGGTAGCAGCAGCGGAAGCAACTGGTGGTGGAAGTTCAAATAATAAGTATGAAGATACTCGTTTTTGGAAACCCACAGTAGATAAAGCCAACAATGGCTACGCTGTAATCCGATTCTTACCAGCAGCTGAAGGTAATGACTTGCCGTGGAATCGCTATTGGGACCACGGGTTTAAGGGCCCAACAGGTCGTTGGTATATCGAAAAATCACTTACCTCTATTGGCCAAAATGATCCAGTCGGTGAACTAAACTCTCGCCTTTGGAATTCTGGTATTGAGGCTGACAAACAAAAAGCCCGTAATCAAAAACGTCGGCTTCATTACGTATCAAACGTAATGGTTGTTAGTGATCCAGCAAATCCAGATAATGAAGGTAAAGTATTCCTTTATCAATATGGTAAAAAAATCTTTGATAAACTAATGGATGCTATGCAACCTGAGTTTGCTGATGAAGAACCAGTTAACCCATTCGATTTTTGGAATGGAGCGAACTTTAAGCTTAAAATTCGTGATGTTGAAGGTTATCGTAACTATGATAAGTCTGAGTTCTCTGCCCCTAGCGCATTAAATGACGATGATGCAGAGCTTGAAAAGATTTATAATGGACTCTATGACTTACGTGAATTTACTGATGCAAGTCAGTATAAATCTTATGACGAGCTTAAAGCAAAGTTGATGAGTGTTCTTGGTGAAGAAGCAAATGCTGGCGCACCTAAGATTGATGATGAAATTAAACTAGGCAATGAAACTCCTGCACCTAGCATGAAAGAATCTGCTCCATCAACTATTGAGGAGACCATCTCATCTAATGATGATGAGGATGATCTCATGGCTCATTTTTCTCAGCTTCTGGATGACGACGAAGCTGCTTAAAATGGAATTGATGCCTCGGTGGTGTTTGGCATCGCCGGGGTATTCATTACTGTAGTGTCATTATTGTTAGTAACTCTAGCATCATTTACAGCATTAACAACTTGATTTTGGAATTGGTTTCCTAATTGAGTAAGTCTATCTCTTTGTGCTTGCATCATGTCCGCTAATTCATTATTTCTTCTAGTAATGTTAGCGTCTCTTGATGCATTTCTTCTATTAATACTTGCTTGAGCTGAAGCTCTAGTCGAAGCATCACCAACACCAGCAGTAAATCCTTCAGTAATTACTATTTCTTTATTAAACGGCCAAGGTAGCGTAACAGCAAGTCTTGGCATAGTAAACTGTAAATTCTCTGATAGCATAAGGTAAAGCTCATCTCCAAGATTAGCAACAAATGTTGTTAATCTTTCAAATGCATTTTTAACACCAGTAACAATCTTGGTGATTTGTATTTCAAAGTCAGCTACGATAATATCTTTCATTAATATAAAATTATCAGCAACAAAACGAACCACACCTTTTATTCCAGCCCATAATGGATCAACTAAATCAGTAAAGCTGAATCCACGTAAGACTTCAGCCATGTTATCCATTCCAAATTTATCAAGCAACCAAGCTGGAACAGTAAAGAATAATAGGTCAAATGCTTCGGTGATGCCTTTTATGACACCAAGCACACCACCTTCAACTCCTGCTAATAATTTTTCACCAAATGTAGCACCTTCTTCTTCACCAGTAAATCCTTTATAAAATCCTTGTACAAAATCAATTACAGTTAATACAATTTGAGTAAATGGCCTTAGAGCAGTTTTCATAATAAACTCTAAAGGTTTTAAAGCTGGCTTTAAAATATTGAATATAGATCCAATAACACCAAGTATGCCTTTGCCAGCAACGCCAGTGCCGCCATCTGGAAAATTACCAATAATGCCCATAACACCTTCTGTAAAGGTTTGTATACTCTGCATTTTTGGAAATTCTACAGTAATCTTTGGTAGTTTTGGCATGTCAATATCTTGAACAGCACCAATAATTTTACCACTTATAGCATCTTTATATTGTATGGCTGGTAATTTTATTTTATAATCTATAAAATTCTTTGCAGCATCAACTACTTTACCAGCACCGTCCATAAATCGTAGTGCTGGTAATTTTATTTTATAGTCTATGAAATCAGTAATAGCATCACCTGCTGCAGTTAGAAATCTTAACTTAGGAATTTCCGGCATTTCGATTCTTACTCTTGGCAAAGCATCAAATATATTTTTAAATCCTTTTAAAAAGCTTTTAATGTTTGTTACTACATCAGGTAGTTTAAGAGCTTTTAGTGCTGCATCTAATCCAGCTAATGATGCCAATCCTCCTAAAGCTAAAGGTCCTAACAAACCTTTTAACATACCAGGAAGACCTCCTAGCATTCCACCCCCGCCGCTGCTTGAGCTTCTAGAATTATTATTATTAAAGTTAACTTTACTCTGCTTTTGAGCTTCCCTCATCATTTCTAGTTCTTTTAATCGTTGCCGATCTTCTAACTGAAATCTTTTTGCAAATAAATCATACAACTGATCAATCACGGTTTCCGTGTTTTGTTGGCTAACTCTAGTTGCCATAATTTCTTTAGTTAAGGATTCTAAGCTCATGGTCGTTTACTTTTCTACTACTACTCGTACGGTTTCACCGTTTGGTAATTGAACTTCTTTTGTTTCTTGGCTCATGGTCGTTATCTTCTACGCTGTTGCTGTTGTTTTTGTCTTTCTTCTTCATCTCTCAAATGTTCTATTAACATAGTTAAATATACTTCTCTCTCCCACGGCATCATCATTTCTATTTCTGACAAACTATAGTTATGGTGTTGCATTAATTGGAAATTAATCTTATAATAATTCACCATCCTATCGTGAGAGAGGCATATTACAAAAAATCTTGCATTCCTTTTAGTTCAATTGTTTTTTCTTCTTTACAACCAGAGCATTCATAAGTTAGTGTATGAGATACAGAAGGCATAGCTTCTACAAAATCTCTTAAGAGGCTAAATTGTTTAGAGTCTAATGATTCTAAAAAGTCTAGTCTTTCTTGTAAAGGCTCTTCACTAAATTTAATCACTTCGTTTTCTGTGATTACTTCATCAATACACTCAACTAAAACTCTAAATGTTTGGTCTGTTGTACTTAAACCGTCAAGGTCTGCGGCTATCATATCTAAGTATTTTGGCCATTTTAAAGATACAGAAATATTATTTGTAATTTCTATATTTTTATCTACATCTGGCATATTTACTAAAATTTGATCGAGTGGTACTTCCACTGAAGTTGCGGTGTTACACTCTTTGCAAACCGCATTTACTGTACTATTTTCTCCTACAGATTTTGATCTAATTTGAATAAACGCGTATTCAATATCAAATGTAGTTAAGTTAGTATAAGAAATATCTTCTTGAATACATGCTTTTAGTGTATCAACAATAGCAGTCATGGATGCTTTTGTATCTCCACTTTCCGCTGCCAACATAAGAACCTTTTCTTCTTTCACTAAGTAAGGTCTAAATCTTACTGTTTCTTGTGTAGAAGGAATAACCAATTCATACTTTGGACTTTCATTCAACTTAGGTAGTGCCATTATTATCTCCAGTCTGTAAAGGCCAGTTGTACATTCACTTGTACTAATCCGTCCTGATCGTTATTTAATTCAATTACATTTACGGTTGTTGGAAATGCTTCTGATAAGGTGCAAGTATAAACTTCAAATCCTTGTTTATCTAATTGCTGTATAGTCACCTCTCTAGCAAAATCGTTTTTATACTTTACTTCATATACATTTCTTGAAATAATTTGATCTTGCCAGCCATCCCAATATCTTTTAATACTATAATCATTATTATCATAAAAAGTTAATGATACATCGTCTACAATGTAACCATATGGCATTTTTTCTGATTTCATGCCATACATTCTTTCATTGGTTGTTATTTGTCTTCCTGGTAGTTGTGCTGCATTACACATTAAATCTAAAGTTTTAGAATCATTCTCTGCAAAGGGATCGTTTATACCTAAAGAACTTGCAGTTGGCAGATAGATTTTCCAAAGATTAGGTCGAGCTAATCCTCTACCCTTGCTTATTGCAGCTTTAAACTCTTCTATTTTCATCTAATCATTTTCCTTGATTCGCGGTACACTTCTGTTTTACTTGCTTTTTGGAAGTCGGCTGTTGGTAAAAACGTAGCAATCTCCCATTCAGGAGGAGGAACATAAGCAAATCTACTACGTACATTAGAGTTTAAATAATGTTTAAAGCAAGGTGCAAAATGTTTCATTGACGATGTTTTTTGTAACATAGCATAATTAATATTAAATCGTGTTGACTCATCATATGACATATTATTAGTATTATCTAGAAGACGGTCAAGAAACTTTGCTCTTAAGAGTGGTGGCAAATAATGTAAGTTAAGACCATGAAATCCACCAGGAGCTGGCTTTACTACTATTACGAGGGGAAACGAATCATAATACGGTAGTGTTTCTTTGTGCTTAGGATCATAGAAAAACATAAACATGCTACCTACGATCTGTCTAGGTTTAAGCTCTAATGGTTCTTGTTGCATAAGCTTTGATCGCGATGGAGCTCTAAGGCGTTGCGCCTTTTGTCGAAACCAGTTAATCGACTGACGAGTCCTAGGCTGAATGCCTGCTCTAAATGCATCTAATTCGAGTTGTCTAAATAAATTTGCCATGTTAGTATTTATAATCGAAATGTGCAATATCTTTAGCTGCGATTAAACCAACTTTAGTAATCATATCTTCATTATAATGGTCTTTATAGTCAATGCTACCTCCGCTTGAGTTTTTAATATCTAAAGGCTTATAGCAGTCATAGAATTCTTGCATTATCTTAAAATCTTCCCACAAATTTTCATATCTTAAAACTATAGTTGAAGGATCAATATACCTTAATTGTGGTACTTTAAATTGAGCCATGTCAGTGTTCATTACATATTCTTCGAATGTTAAGCCGTCAACCGCTCTATTTTCTGTGTTCTTATAGTAATTATAGTAACTAAAGGCTCTTTGCCATGGATTTCTAACACAGCAGAAAATAGTATTTCTTCTTATCCTGTGTGGTGTAGGTAACTGGTTAAGCATAAAATGTTTTCCTTGCCATGACTTTGGCTTATACCATTTCCCTTTGCAATTATCAATTAGCCAGTTACTAATACTTGTTCCAGCATTCTTTGGAATG